TTCTTGAATGCTGGCGAGATGCGCTTCGGCAACCTCTGCGCGGCGCTGCCATTGCTTGGCGGTGATTGGCTTGGGGGTCACGCTGCCACCTAGAACGGAATGTCGTCTTCCATGTCGTCAAACCCGCTCGGGACGGCGGGTGACTGGCGCGGCGCTGGCGGTGCGTTGGCTGGGCCGCGCTGCGCAGCGCTTGGGGCTGGCGAACTGGCATCGCGTTCGCCCAGCAGCTTGACTTCTTGCACCCGGATCTCGCGCGACTCTTTTTCCTGACCGTCTTTGTCGGTGTATTTGCGGTTCACAATTTCTCCCTCAAAGTACGCCAGCGACCCCTTGCGCAGGTACTTCCCGATGATTTCGGCGTCGCGGCCCCAGGCTGAGAGGCGGTGCCAGGTGGTTTCTTCTTTGAGTTCGCCGCTGGCCTTGTCTTTCCACTTTTTGGATGTGGCCACGGTGAAATTGCACACCGCATCGCCGTTGGGCATGTGGCGGATCTCTGGGTCGCGGCCCAGACGGCCGATGATGGTGGCGCGGTTCAGCACAGCGGGCATCCTTCCTCTGGTTGACGGGTTGGTGATTTCTGATGCTTGGCTATTTCGATCTGCCGGATCAGACCGTCGCAGATCGCAGGGAACTGGCTCACGCGGTACAGCCTGGCCGCTTTGATGGTGGTGAAAGGGTGTTGCCCAAGGCGTGCGAGCACTTCCTGCGTGACCTTGATGCCAAGCAGGTCGCTGATTTCACCGAGGGTCAGTGAATGCTGCTCAAGCGCTGCGTCGGTATTGGCTGTGTGGGCGCGCTCCAGGCGGCCGGCCTCTTCCTGCGCCCGTTGGAGCGCCATGGCACCCGCTGCTTCGCGCACTTTGCGTTCGGCCTCGATTTCGGCAGCGCGCGCGCGCTCCAGCCGCGCCACTTCTTCGGCCCGGATGCGCTCGCGCTGCGCTTCCTCTTTTGCCTTTTCGGCGGCGAGGCGCTGCGCGATGACGGCGGCCAGGTCGTCGGGCGCCTTGAGCACCAAGGTGGCGACATCACCAGCGACTAGGCCAGCTGCCTCGATGGTCTTGAGGTTGGCGTGAATGCGGGTGGCGATCTGGCCGGCTTCGATCTTGGCGCGGGCGAGTTCGGTGGCCGCAGCGTTCTGGATGCTTTCGACGGTGCGCAGGCCCTTGATCGCGCCGGCAAAGTCGGCCGGCACGCGGGGCATGTAGTCGGCCGGCATGGCAGCGTTGAGTTCACTCAGGTGCTGCGTGAGCGCGGACAAGGCGCCCGACACGATGTCGGCTTTGATAGACTCCTTGCGTGCCTTCACCAGTTTGTCCAGATCGAGGCGCACGCGGCGCGCTTCGGCGCTGATGTCGTCCATGGTGCGGAACAGCGCGTCGATGCTGGCGGTCTGGCCCAGCGCGTGCTCTTTGGCGGCTTTGATGCGGTCTTCGATGTCGGCGCACCACTTCACGGCTTTCTCGGCATCGGCGAAGTGAACGTCGGTGGTCAGCTCGCGGTTGACGCTCTGGATGGCGCCCAGGGCGGTGGCCTTGAACTCTTCCAAATTGCTGGCCGACACGCCGCCCTGAATGACGATGTGCAGCGCAGGCAGGGTTTCGGGCGTTTTGCCGATGGGCTTGACTTCGACGGTGGTGGGCACGAACTCGGCGAGGTCAGCAGCAAACTGCTTCCACGTTGGGATGATCTTGGCGCGCAGTTCTGGGTTGGCTTCGTACCATGCGAAGCGCATGGCATCGCGGTCGCCGCTGCTGGCCATGAACAGGCATTTGGCAGCGCCAGACAGCATCAGGCCCATTTCCATCTGCGGGTGGTATTCATCTGGGATCACGCCGCGCTCCAGGCTGGCCAGCAGATCGGCGCGGCCTGTCTTGTGCTCCCAGGTGACGCTGCCAATCAAATCCTGACCATCCAGCGATGCCGACAGGTGAAGGCCATCCACCTCGGCTGCCAGTACGCACGGGTAAAGCGACTCGCCAATGATTTCTTCCGCCCAATCGCGGGCGATTGCCTCGAACTCATGGCCCTTGTCAAACCGGCGCTGGGTGGCGGCATGCACCCCGGGCGCAATGCCCGTGGCTTTCTGGCGTACAAGTTCGGCGCGGCTGGTGTAGGACGACAGACCCATCACAGCGGCCAACTCACTTGCGTTGAGTGACTTGGACCGGTGCTGAATCCAGGCTTCGCTGCCTTGTGCGTGTTCGATGATGGTTGCTTTGATGTTCATGTGGTGCTCCTTGTGGTTCAACCCAGGTCGCGGACGAAATCGTCCACGGCTTCCTGCTCGGCGGCGCCAGCCGGCTCGGCTTCAATGGGCGCCAGGTTGTGGATCTGGGTTTTCTGCGCGTCGGTCAACACACCTTTGGTGCTGACCATGGCAATCACGCGCTCGGGCGTGGTCCTGCCGGCCTGGAGGGCAGCGCGCCAGGCCGGCAGGTTGGACTCCAGGGATTCCTGTGGGTAGGCGGGCAACTCGGCGCGCGCAGGATTTGGCTGGCGGATCTCACCGGTGGCAGGGTCCACATGGCCAGTGACTTCGACGATGCGTTCGGCCTCGTCCTGGTCAAAGATGCCGGCGAACCCGAAGGCAATACGCGCGCACTGGATCATGGCTTTGTGTCGCAGCATCCGGCGCGGGTGCGTCTGCCATGGTTGTGCGTTGGCCCGCTTGCACTCGGCCATGTATTCGGTGATCTTGATCGGGTGGCTGCGGTCCTTGCGGAACATGATGCAGGTGCATTTGTCGTCGTCCTGCTCGAAGTCCATGCCGTCGAATTGCGGGTGACTGTTGATGATCCTGGCCCAGCCGTCCACGCCGACCACGGGCACGATGCCGCCCTTGTCCGGAAAGGCGTAAATCTCACGGGTGAACGGGTTCAGGCCGTACTGCTGGGCAACGACGAGCAGCATGGTCATCTGCGCGTCGGTGACTTGGTTCTGGCCTTTGAAGCAGGTTGCTTTCAGGGTGTTCTGCAGGTCGGTGCCGTCGCCCATCTGGAAGCGTTCAGCCAGCTTGCTGGTTAGGGTGGTCAGTGCGGTGCTCATGGGGTTTCCCTTAGATGTGCGCCCAGCGATTACGGGCAAGGATTTGACTGATTTCAGACTGGTGGGCAAAAAAATCAGCCCGCTTGATCTGCACGGCGAAAGGCGCGAGGGCCTGCTGAAATATGGGGTGTAGGTGGTTGTTCATGCCGCGACTCCCGCAGCGTTTTTCCCCACCAGGTAGACGATGCCGGCCTGGATGCACAGCACCGCGGCGCGCGGGTTGGCTGCCATGTAGGCGTTGGCGGCCTGGTGGTCTGACTCGGGGAACTGGGCGAGTACCTTGTAGTACCGGCCGTAGTGCTTGACTTCATTCATTTCTGACTCCTGATGAAAGTTTCTGACAGGTTTATTGTATGCGGATACGGGTATTTCTAACCGTATCCGGGTAAATTTCATGAAAATAAATGCAGCGCGAGTGCGGCGCACGCGGCGAACGCCGCGCCGGCGACGATGCTGATGCCGTCCCAGTCGATGGCCGGACTGTCGCCCAGCAGGGCGCGCTGCAAGCGCAGGGCATCCCGGTCGGGTAGGGGCATGGGTGGGGTGTAAAGGCGCCCGATTTGGACGCCGGAACGGGTGGTGTAGGGGGTGTTCATTGGTCGCTCCAGTTGAGTTCTTGTAGGCGCGCGCGCTCGATCTCCAGGCGCTCAAGCTCGCCGCTGCTTTTCATTCGGTTGTAGGCCAGGTCGGCCAGGATAGCGGCGCGCTCTTCGTCTTGCTCGATGCCCATGAGGTAGGCTGATGCGCGGGCGTACTTGGCCAGGCGGTGCATGTCGCTGGCCTGGATGGGCCGGTTCAGCCGGGTAAGGTTCATGTTGTCGGCCAGGTCGGCTTTCTTGACGCGGCGCGCCAGCGGGTTGCGCGCCAGGCGCACGATGTAGACCTCGTACAGTTCGCGCGGGCGCCGGCTGATGGCGTCGAGGGCTGACAGGATCTCTTCGTCGAAACCCATTTGTCCGATCCCTTCGAGCGTGTGGGCGCCGTCTTCAATGGAGTCATGCATGTAGGCCACGGTTTTGGCTGCCAGGTCGTCGGGCGGCATGGCGGACACCACCCGGCTGATGTGGCCAAGATAGGTTTCGCCGCCCTTGTCGACTTGCTTGCCGTGCGCTTGCATGGCGACCATTTGCGCGATGGGTAGTTGCTGGGAGATATTCATATGCGGGTAATCCTGCTCAAGCCAAAACGCTGCGGGAGGCGATCACGCGGCCGCTCAGGCGATTGACGATGGCGGCCTCTGGACTGCAAGCCGCGAGCCAGGCCAGGGCTTCGCGCCAGGACCAGGCGACTTTGTTATTTCTGACTCCTTGGTTTCGTTTCTGACAATGCCAGTATACCCGTATACGGGTACGCAAGGGCGGAAAAAAAGCCGCTCGTTGCTGGGCGGCCACAGTCAGTGTTTGGGTTGGGCGCGCAGTGCGATGACGTTATCGGGTGCGCTGGTTGCGTGCCGATCGACGATGCCGGCCACCTGTTCGCGCAGGCTGTCGAGGTGCGGCAGGAGTGCTTGTGCGTGCACGGCGTCGATTTCCAGCAGGTGGCAGTTGATGCCGCCGCCTTCGGTCACGCACAGGTGCAGCGCAGCCATGGGTTTGTCTTGGCCCAGGATTTGCTGAAGGTGGAACTGCTGGATGCGCCATGCCCGCAGTTCGCGGGCGCTATGCGCTGGATCGCTTTCTTTTTTGGCTGTTTGGCGCATGCGTGTGTTGGTCAACGTGTGGCACAGATGGTTCCTCTGCAACAGGATGCGCCTCATGGGAACGCATGACGGCCGCCAAAAGCTCTGGCGGGACGCGATGCGAGCCCGTACTGGCGCCTGATGCTACCCCATGCACGCCGCCGCTGGCGCTGGCAACCGTGAGAAATCCCATGGCCTGAGTCTGTATTTGCGGGGTGCACCGATCCCACAAGGCCAGCAGCTGGATCTCCGTGTTATCCAGAAGAAATCGATGGGTTTGCTTGACGCCAAAGGCGAGAGCCAGGGCCTCAACCACGTCGACGGTGGCTGATTGTTCTTGTGTCAGGACGCGCTGGATGCTGGACTGACTGACGCCGCTGATCTCGGCCAGGCGCGTTTGGGTGTTGGCGGTCACCGACGCGCGCATGAGTTCTTTGAGCCTTTTGGCCAAGCGCTGCTTGAGGGTTTCCATTTTTCTGTTCCTTTTTCTTGCCGTGCTATCCCGGCCCGGGCTGAAAATACCCGGATACGGGTATACAATCACTCACATGAAAACCGAACCCATTTCTGACTATCTGCGCCGCCGCCTGGCGGAGACGGCCGGCATGCACAAGCGGATTGCGCGCGAGGCGGGTGTGCCGCAAAGCTCGGTGAGCCGGCTGCACCTGGACCACACGATCTCGCCGCGCTTGTCGACAGCGCAGCCGCTGCTGGATTGGTTCCAGAAGCATGACAAGCAGTCAACAGTCGTCGGCACACGCCGCGCTCGCCGTGGACCCGCCAAGCGCGCGACAGCCAGCGCCCTCGGTGACCAAGCCAAACAGCAGGACAACCACCAGGGACAGCTGGGCGATGCCAACCCACTCCCGCCGGTTCATGTGGATCCCCTTGCTGATGGCGCTGACCCGGAAAAAGCAGACCGACGCCCAGAACAGGACGAATGCTTGCCAGAGGAAGGATTCGATCACAGCGGCATTTCAGTTTAGGTTCGGGTGGGGGGCAACCCTACCGCATACGGGTTCTTTTTGCAATTCAGATTTCTCTGATTTTTCATTTTTCAACATCGGGCCGCTGGCTCGGGAAGGCTTCGCTGTGTCGCTGGTCTGGGTCGCTGAACAGATTGCCAAGGCCACGGCCAATGCCGGGCAGCAGCCGGCGCCGCCGCTGCGATTTAACCCGAAGCCGCCGGGCGTGATTCGTGAGGGATCTGCGACCGAGGCGACGCTGCGGTTTTTGGTGAAGGAGCAGCGCCGGTGGCTGCCGCGCCAGGCGATTGTGACGGCGACGGCGCGCACCGACAAGGCGGTGGACTGGGCGTTGATCTTCCTGCGCGATCAGGGCTTGGTGGAGGTGGCCCACCAGTCGGACGGGCGAAATTCCCGCTTTCACAAGTACCGCGCCAGCGCCGTGGCCGTGGCCGCGTCCCGAGAGGCTGAGGCGCAGCCTTCTCACCATCGTCAAGGAGTGACCGCATGAGCACTGACACACTGCCGCCGTACCTGCAAACCGCCATGGCCAATCTGGGCGACTTCACGCCCGAGGCTATCGAGTATCTGGCCGAGAACCCTCACGTGTACGCCGCTTTTGAGCGTGAGGCTTTGCGGGTCGCCCACCGCGGGTATCGCCACTACAGCGCCAGGACCATCATGGAAGTTCTGCGCCATGAGTCCAGCCTGGTCGAGGTGAGCCTGCCTGAGATGGCTGCAACCTGGAAGATCAACAACAACCAGGTGCCCTACCTGGCCCGCCTGTTCCGCCTGCGCCACCCGCTTTACGCGGATCTGTTTGAGTTCCGCGTGGCCAAGGCCACCCGCAGGCACGTCACGCCGCTGCTGATGGCTGCCTGACATGAGTTTTGCCACGGCTAGGGTAGCTCCCGAAAAGACGGCCCCACCACCGCCCTGCCGATGGCGATTTATTCCAGTGAGCAACGCATGACCGACAAGATTTCAGGCCAGCCGCCGTACCCAGCCGACACCAAGGCCAAGGGATGGCGCTTTGAGTTGGATTACGAGGTCATTCAGCAATCAGACACCTGGGCGCTGGCCGACGAGGTGCCGCTGGCCCAGCCGGCGCTCCTGATGATGTGGCTCACCGCGTGGTCACAGATACCGTGCGGCAGTTTCCCCAACGACGAGGGCGTGATTCGCGCCAAGTGCAAGGTTCCGGCCAAGGACTGGGCTCGCATGCGTGAAGTGCTGATGCGAGGCTGGTGGCTGGCTTCAGACGGCCGCCTGTACCACCCGACGATCACTCAGCGCGTCGTCGACATGCTGGGCCGCAAGGATGGCGAGCGTCACCGCAAAGCCGAATGGCGCTCGCGCAAGGAGGCCGAGCGACAGTTGGCCGATGCCAACGCCAAGGCGAAAGAGTCACACGGCGTCACGGAGCAGCGCTCAGGTCAAGCAACGTCACGCAATGCCACAGAAATGTCGCAGGTTGTCCCGCCAATGTCCCACGGGACAGACATTGGACAGACGTGGGACAGACACGGGACTGACGACACCGGAACCGGAACCGGAACCGGAACCGGTTTAGATAGTAGTAATCAACCACCCGAATGCGGGCGCGAGCCAGAAATCGAAACCTTGTCCCACGGGACAGCCGCGGGACACATCTGCAAGGCCATGCGCCAGGCCGGCATGGGCAGCGTCAACCCGAGCAACCAGACGCTGCTGGTCTTGATCGAGGCCGGCGCCACCGAAGCCGAGTTCGTGAGCGCTGCGAAAAAGGCCGCGGCCGAGCAAAAGGGCTTCGCTTACGCTCTGGGCATCGTGACCGGTGAACGCAAGCGCGCCGCATTCCTTTCGGCCCAGGTGCATCGCGGAGCACTCCAGGAAGCCATCAGCGGGCCTCAGCGCGCTCGTTTCGACCGCGCCAATACCCTGGCACCAGGCGCTGCCAGAAAGCCCGCCACGACCCCAAAAACCGATTTCATCTATTCCGTTGATCAGGAGACGCGCAATGTCGTTGCCTTTGCAGGCCGTTGACCGGCTTTTTGCCCGCTTGCTGGCCACCTACGGCCAGGAGTGGGAACGCAAGTTTGAGGCCGTGGATGTGGGCGCGCTCAAGGCCGCCTGGGGCCATGAGTTATCCACGTTTGGCACCGAGGTGGGCTACCAGCGCATCGTCTGGGCCCTGGAGAACTTGCCCGAGCGCTGCCCCAACGCGATCCAGTTCAAGAACCTCTGCCGCATGTCGCCCATTGCCGAGCCCCAGCCCCTGCCTCAGCCCAAAGCAGATCCCGCCCGCGTCGCCGCCGAGCTTGCCAAGCTGGGCCACGTCTCGCGGGACAAGCGGGGGCAAAGCCTGACGGGCGCGGCCTCGATGAAGTCATGGGCCTGGCGCTTGCTGGCCCGCCATGAGCAAGGCGACCAGATCCGGCCGATCAGCCTGCGGTTCGCCAATGAAGCACTCGCCGGTGAGATTTCTCGCGGCCAGAAAAACCCGTATACGCATAATGCACAGAAAGCCGAGCACTGACCCATGCAAGCCCACCACGAAAACCTGCCTGGATTGCGCCAGGGCGCGCGAGGGGCCGGCGTACCGGCTGTTCAACCCGCTGTGCCAGTTTTGCGGCGCGCGGCTGTTGCAGGCGATCGACAGGCAGGCGGATCTGCCGATGAACAAGCGGGATCGCAAGCGGGCGGTCTTGACCGACTGGCTGGCTTTTGGACATTCGGAGATCGAGATCCGTCGCCTGCACGCCGGGAAGGGGTTGCCGTTGGCGCCGCTGGCCGGGCCTGGTGCTGCTGGATAGCGCGCGCGCCTGACGCGGACGAGACGCCTCTGAGCCCGGATGAGGCGGCCTACCTGCTGCCGACGCACCGTTTCGCGCGGGGTGTGGAGTGAGCAAGGTTTTGCGATTGACGCCTGAGCAGCTGCTGAACCTGCAAGCAAGGCTGGCCGACCGCAAGAGCCTGAGCGATATGCGCGACCAGCCCGCCGAGCGGCAGAAGCGGACCCAGAAGTACGGAAACACCAAGGTGACGGATGCGGGTCTGGTGTTTGACAGCAAGGCCGAGCACAAGCGCTGGCAGTACCTGTCGATGCTGGAGAGGGCTGGCGAGATTCGGGACTTGCGTATGCAGGTCGCGTTTTACCTGATTCCGGAGCAGGTTGGCCCCAGCGGGAAGAGGCACAGGCCGACGCGCTACCTGGCGGATTTCGTTTACCTGGACCGCGACGGGCTCCAGGTGGTCGAGGACGTGAAGGGGGCGTTGACGCCAGAGTTCAGGCTGAAACGCAAGCTGATGTTGCATGTGCACGGGGTTGAGATCCAGGAGGTCCGTTCGTGAGCCTGGCCAGAACCCAAGCTTTGCTGTTTGCGATGGATGCAGCCCGAGAGAACATGGCCCGCATGCACGCTGCCGCAGCGAGGCGCCATGTGTTGGCGTGCCGATGTGGTTGCGAGTTCCCCGCCCACTTGGGCAAGTATGGATGCCCGAATTGCGATGGCAGCGCGGGCGCAGCCATGGAAAAAGAGGCGACCAATGATCAAAAATGAATGGGGCTTGACGCCACAGCAAGAGCGCTTCGCCGTCGAGGTGAGCAGCGGAAAGAGTTTCAGTGACGCCTACCGCGTCGCTTACAAGGCCGCCAAGATGAAGCCGGCGAGCATCAACGACTCAGCCTCGAAGTTGATGGCAAACCCAGCGATAGCCCAGAGAGTAAGCAATATTCAGGCCAATTCAGCCGACAAAGCAGGGCTGGACGCTGCCGAGATCCTGCGCGAGCTTAAAAACCTCGCGCACTCTGACATTGCCGGGATCATGCACGCCGATGGCAAGGTGAAGATGCCGGATGAGTTGGACGCGAAGACTCGCGCGGCGGTGGCCAGTTTCAAGATCGATGAGTACGGCCGCATTGAATACAAGTTCTGGCCCAAGAGCGCCGCCATTGACATGGCCATGAAGCACCTGGGCCTTTTTGAGAAGGACAACGGGCAGAGGGCGCCGATGGTGCCGAGCCGAATTGAACTGGTGGCGCTTGAGGCGCTGCCAAAGGGGGGCGGCGATGTTTCCTGATCGAAAGCCGGTGCTGCGTTTGAAGCACGGGGTCTGGGGTTGTGTGAGCTTTGATTTGGCATCTCTGCGCCTGGTGGCGGGATATGGCTACTGCCCGAAGTCTGCTTTCGCGGACTGGAAAGCCCAATGGGCAGCGCTTTGACCTCTGTCAAGATTTCGCTGCCGCCGAAGCTGATCCCTGTCTTCCAGGGGTCAGCCGATGTGCGGGGCGCGTATGGCGGGCGGGGTAGCGGCAAAACGATGTCGTTTGCAAAGATGACGGCGATCCGGGTTGTGATGTGGGACCAGGCGGGGCGTGAGGGGGTGGTGGTGTGCGGCCGCGAGAAGCTCAACAGCCTGGACGATTCGTCCATGGCGGAGGTGAAGTCGGCCATTGAGTCGGAGCCCTGGCTGGCGGAGCACTTTGACATTGGCGAGAAATACATTCGCACGCGCTCGCGCCGGATTGCGTACAAGTTTGCCGGCCTGGACAAAAAGACAGTGCTTTCGCTCAAGTCGAAGGCGAAGATCCTGCTGCTGTGGGCGGACGAGGCGGAGCCGATCACGGACAAGTCGTGGGACATTGTGTTGCCGACGCTGCGTCAGGAGGATTCTGAGCTTTGGGTGACCTGGAACCCAGCCCGGAAGTCGAGCGCGACGGATCGCCGGTTCCGCCAGACGCAAGACCCTCGATACAAGGTGGTGGAGTGCAGTTGGCGGGACAACCCGCGGTTTCCGGAGACGCTTGAGCGCCAGCGCCAGCGGTGGCTTGCCAACGATCCGGACAGCTACGACCACGTTTGGGAGGGCGCTTATGCAACCGCAGTGAAGGGCGCCTACTTCACGAAGCAGATCACGGCGATGCGCCAGCAGGGCCGACTGGGCAAGCTGGCGCCTGACCCGCTGATGAAGCGCCGGTTGTTTGTGGACATCGGCGGCACGGGGCGCAATTCGGACGCCTTCACGATGTGGGGCGCGCAGTTTGTTGGGCGTGAGGTGCGGGTGCTTGACTATTACGAGTCGGTTGGCCAGGAGGTGGGCTATCACCTGAACTGGATGCGCGAGAGCGGTTACACGGAGACGAACACGGGGATCTGGCTGCCTCACGATGGGGCGACGCACGACAAGGTGTTCAATGTCTCGTACCAGTCGGCGTTTGAGGCGGCAGGCCATTCGGTGGAGGTGGTGCCGAACCAGGGCAAGGGCGCTGCGATGGCGCGGATCAACGCGGCGCGCCGGGTGTTCCCTTCGGTCTGGATGCACGAGGCCAAGACCGGGCCAGGGCTTGAGGCGCTGGGTTGGTATCACGAAAAATGGGACGAGGAGCGTGATGTGGGCCTGGGGCCTGAGCACGATTGGGCCAGCCACGGCGCCGACTCCTTTGGCCTGATGGCGGTGGTGGCGGAAGATCATTTCCGCGCCGGATCTGGCCGGCTTCGCGACGACAAGCCCCGGCGCCGGGGCTCGCCCATGGCGGTTTGACGGGCAAACGGCAGGCGCGGGTTACGTGGCAAGCATGGCAAGGTCGCTGGCAAACCACACTGGAGCCCGCATGCCGGCCAAACTCGACACAAAGAAGGCGCATCTGGTGCGCTATCACGGCGATCTGGCCGTGCTGTTCACTTGGATCGATGACGCGCGCTCGATGGTGCTGGTGCCTCACTTGCGGCCCGGCGCGCCCTGGTGGATCTTGAAAGAGCCTGACGCCTGGGCATGGGATGACTCAGACCCGGACAACTTGGGGGATATAGCGCGCCGGCTGGTGAAGGCGGCCGATGTGCTGGGCATGGAGCCAAACACGCGCAACTGCCAGCGCCTGGCTCGGATCATCATTGACGGGATCCCCGACTTGACGCGCATGCCAAGCGCGCCGCCGCCTGAATACCACCGTGGATCGTTCGGCCGCATGCTGTTGAATGCGGACGGTAAGCCGCTGGCCAGCGAGGATATTCGCCTGGAAAAAGAGGGCGTGACCTATGGCTGATGTGTTTGAGTCGCGCACGATTCGCGGCCGGGCGCCTGGCGATGACTATGCCCGGCGCATGGGGATGACTGACGCTGAGATTGACGCGGCTTCTGGTGAGCCAGCAGGCGCGCACGAAATGGATGGGGCGCCCGCCCGCGCGGCGCTGCGCAAGATGCTGGAGTGGTTCTACTTTGAGCGCGAGAAGCAGGCCACGAACCGCATGGAAATGGCAATGGACGCCGATTTCTACGATTCGATCCAGTGGGACCCGGAAGACGCCCAGGCGCTGCGTGACCGCGGCCAGATGCCGCTGGTGTTCAACGAGGTGGCGCCGATGGTGGACTGGCTGATTGGCACGGAGCGCCGCACGCGCGTGGATTGGTCTGTGTTGCCGCGGTCTGAGGATGATGTGCAGAGCGCGGACGTAAAGACGAAGGTGCTCAAGTATGTGAGTGACGTGAACCGGGTTTCCTTCAACCGCTCGCGCTCCTTCTCGGATGCGGTGAAGTCTGGCCTGGGCTGGATTGATGACGGGGTGCGCGATGACCCGACCACGGAGCCGATCTACAACCGCTACGAGGACTGGCGCAACATCATTTACGACTCGATGAGCTATGAGCTTGATTTGTCGGATGCGCGCTACCTGTTTCGCTGGCGCTGGATGGATGAGGATCTTGCGATTGCGATGTTCCCTGACCGCGCCGACAAGATTCGCGAGGCGATGCAGGACAGCCAGCACGCGGCGTTCGGTGACTGGGAAGAGGGCGACTGGGCAACGCCGGACGAGATTATTTCCGGCGCGCTCAGTGGCACGCTGCACGCATCGGGCCAGGGATCGATGGTGGATGCGAAGCGGCGACGGGTGAAGGTGTACGAGTGCCAGTACCGGATGCCGGCGGAGTCCAAGATTGTGGGCGACGGGCCACTGCAAGGCCAGTTCTTTGACCCGAACGACAAGGCGCTTTCGATGCACCTGGCGGCCAATGGCTACAGTGTGATCGACAAGCTGGCGATGCGGGTGCACATGGCGATCTTCACCGAGGCGCACATGCTGCGCATGGGTGTTTCGCCCTACCGGCACAACCGGTTCACGCTGACGCCGATCTGGTGCTATCGGCGTGGGCGCGACCGCCTGCCCTACGGGGTGATTCGCCGCGTGCGCGACATTCAGCGCGACCTGAACAAGCGGGCAAGCAAGGCGCTGTTCCACCTGAACACGAACCAGGTGATCGCGGATAAGGGCGCCGTGGATGACGTGGATGAGGCGCGAGACGAGGCGGGCCGGCCAGACGGCTACATCGTGAAAAACGCGGGCAAGGATTTTGAGATCCGCAACGGGATGGATCAGTCGGCTGGCCAGGTGCAGATGATGACGCTGGACGCTCAGGCGATCCAGAAGTCGGCCGGCGTGGCCCAGGAGAACATGGGCCGCGCGACCAACGCGGTGTCTGGCCGGGCGATTGAGGCGCGCCAGCTGCAAGGCTCGGTGGTGACGACTGAGCCGTTCGACAATCTGCGCCTGGCTGTGCAGGTGTCTGGCGAGAAGCAGTTGAGCCTGATCGAGCAGTTCATGACGCAGCAGAAGGTGGTTCGGCTGACAGGCGCGAAAAATTCGTTTGAATGGGTGAAGTTGAACCAGCCAGAGATTCAGCCCGATGGGTCGGTGCGCTGGATCAATGACATCACGGCCAGCGCAGCGGACTTCATCGTGAGTGAGGCGGACTACGCCGGCACGCTACGCCAGGTGATGTTTGAAAACCTCCAGCAGATCGCCCAGCGCCTGCCGCCCGAGGTGGCGCTGCGCTTGCTGGTGATCGCCTACGAGTACTCGGATCTGCCGAACAAGGATGAGATTGCCGAGGCCATTCGCAAGATGACGGGCGAGCGCGATCCAAGCAAGCCGATGACGCCCGAAGAGGCGGCCCAGGCCGAGCAGCAGGCCCGCGCCCAGGCCGAGGGCCTTGAGTTGCAGCGCAGCGTGGCGCTGGCCGCGCTTGAGGAACAGCAGGCCAAGGCGCGCAAGGTGATGGCCGAGGCGATCAAGATCGAAACCGAAGCGCAGGCGTTGGCCGCCGGTGAAGGCGGCGACATGGCCGGCGTGATGGAGCAGGCGGTGGCCCAGCTGCGCCAGGAGTCTGGCCAGGCGATTCAGAAGCTGTCGGACGATCTGCGCAAGGCGCAAGGCGAATTGGCCAACCGGACGATGCAAATACGAAGTGACGCGGATACGAAGCTGGAGGCGGCGCGCATCGACTCGGATACGAAGTTGCGCGTGGCTGAGATCCAAGCCGAATCAAACAAGGCGATGGAGCAGTTCGCGCGCACGGTCGAGGATCTGCGACGGGCGATGGATGAGCGGATCGCGAAGATGGACCAGGACGCGCGTGAGCGAGAACTCAAGGCGCGCGAGGTCGACGCCAGGAAGCCCGCGCCAGCGCCTGCACCAGCCCCGATGCCTGCACCAACGCCCGCCCCCGCACCCGCCGCCCCTGTGACGATCAACGTTCAGGTGGACGCCAAGACCGGCGAGGTGAAGAAATCCATCACGGTCGAGCGCGACAAGGACGGAAACATCGTCGGCGCGAGCGTGCAGGAAAAGCCCAGCAAAGAGAAACCGAAGAAGGAGTAACCCATGCTCCACCCCATCACCGCCACCACCGACCACCGCCACATCGGCACTCCGGGTCGCCTGTCATCCGTGACTGAATCCAGCGCGATCAATACGGGGTATCAACCATGACCGTCTCCTACGGTGGTGGCTACGTGAGCCTC